GACAAGACGAACCTCGCAATCAAAATTATCCTTGAAGGTGAGCCCGTTTCTGAGCGCCCGAACTACCTGATCGACAAACTCGGCCATGTAGCTAATGAAGTCGCCAATCTCTTGACCAGCTTCGGTGGCAAGAACTTTGGCCGTCTCAAGAACGCGGGTAATCGTGAGCTTCATATGCTGATAACCTTATTTTTTTGCGATTCTTTAAGCTGTTTTTCAAGCTTTACCAAAGCTTTCCGAAACCAGTATTTTTGTTTTTCCTCGGAAAACTCAAATATGATCGGATCAAGCTCCTCATGGAACTCAAGACCATCCCAGCGAATCACAGCCGTGGGCTTTCCGCCTAGCCATTCAATCGTTACGTCGTCTCTACTTCTCGGCACCGTCTTCTCCTTGCTCGCCGTCCCAGAACACAAAATAGCGTAGGTCCGCGGGAGCATCTACGCCGTACTTTTTACAGCATTTTTCAACCCACGCCATGCGATCAAAATTCATCGCCCCACGGTACGGGCAAATAAAATCCTTGCCGATCTTATTGAATCGAGGATCGAGCTTTGATGTTATTTCGTACCAACCCCTCACTTGAAGACCTTGAGCGTTGTTTGATCTTTTAAAAATGATTTTCTCGGCACTACGTTAGCACTCGGAGGGTTTAGCTGACTAGCAGGTATGTACATAAAATCGTGTTCTTTAGTGTCTGGAGCATAGGGCGAAGTACGGTCGAGGTTCTTAATCCCGTACATGAGAGCCGCGAACGCATCCATGTGCCCAAGCGCCAGCGTGCGAGCAAAGTCGGTGCGCTGCTTATTGAACGTGCCCGATTGGCAAGTCTGCCTGAGAAGCTTGCATCTTTGATCGATTTCGACCTTTCGAATCGTAAAACGGTTAGCTGCCGTGTTGATGTTGGCCTCAAGATCGCCCTTATCAGGGATTTGAACGTCCATCTTGTGCGTTTGGTTTAAATCAATGAGGAGCTGGCCGGGGCAGTCGACATAATGCTTTTTGACAGGAATCTCAGACCATTTGGCCTTTATGTCCCTGTTGATAACTTCGGTCGGGGTATTGGCTGGCCACCACATCTCGTCAAAGACCAAATCAACGGCGCGCAAAAAGTCGTAGCCCATCAAAAGAGAGACGGTAAAATCTCGCACTCCGCCCCAGTCCGTATAAATCTCGTAATTAACGGAAGTCGGCCTTGTGATGGCTTTAACATGAACTCGCTCGTCGTAGTCTGGGACGATAACGATGTTTCGATCCCGTATGATTTCATTGAGATACTCGCGCCTAAAGGCTTCTGTGTGAGCGCCTCCGCAGTCTTTGATAGCATCGGCTATGATTTCCTCAGTCGCGAGAGGATCGTCGTAAATCGTGTAGCTATAAAACGCATCGTTGAGCTTTGCCTGCGGGATCGTCTCGTTGATGAAGGGATGATCGGGAACAGGCGGCAAGGTCGTCAGATGAATCATGCGCCCGCGAGTTTTCAAAAGCTGAGGCTTTAGAACCGATACCATTTGATAGGTATACTGATCCGGATTCGATGATCCTGATTCTTCCACGAGGATAAGATTAGCCTCGCCCCCGCGCAAAGAATCGGCCTGCGAGTCAAAGCCGCCAAGGTAGATGTTTGAGCGCCCTACGATGTAGCGGTTTTCCGTTTTGATGTACTGAACAAGGCTAGATAGTCCACATGAGGATAACTCTTGCGTGATCTTGGCCATGTTGTACTCGACAATCATCTTTGTTTGCTTGATGTCGGGCCCAATGATCCTGATTACTGATCCCGGCTTTTGCAAGGCTTGCTCAAGAGCGTGAAGCACGCCGTAGTAGGATTTACCAAAGCGCCGTGAGCATAAAATCACCGCTTCCTTAACCGATTGCGGTAGCTCAGCAATGCCAGCATCTATAACCTTCTGCGCCTCGTGCATCTTCCAATTCAGGATGCCGGCGGTCCAAAGGGTATACTGCGCTTGCTTTTGGGAGATCATTTGCTGACTTCGGCAATTCTTTTGCTTGCGATGTCCAAATACTCTGGCTCTCTTTCAATCCCAATGAATCCAAAGCCCTCTTTTTTCGCCGCAACGCCAGTTGAGCCTGAACCCATGAACGGATCTAAAACAGTTCCGCCTTGTGGAGTGATTAGGCGAACTAAATAGCTCATGAGTTTGGTGGATTTGACTGTTGGATGATTGTTGCCAAGGCCTCTATCAGACTTCGAAGCTTTCGCGCAGTAGAAGAAACGGGATGCACCGCCAGTATCTTTGATTCGAACGTTATCGGTGCCAGTCCAACCTAGTAGCTCAGACTTTTTGCATCCTGTTTTGTTGCCACCACTTCCAAGATTCCCACTCTGCTGATCCAACATCGTAACCGCGCAACCCTCTGTGCATTCATCTTCGCAATCGTCGTTGTGGGATAGAACTAGGTTGGCGGGAAAGCGGCCTTTAGTACTTGTTAGATTGGCGACACCACGTCTTTCGTTCTCAGTCTTAAAACCACATTCACCTTCTTTGGAATATGTGGCACCACTTTTTATTACAGCGCCGCTGCCGTGAGTTACTTCACCCGGCATGAGATTGATCCTGGAACCATCTATATTTATCCCACCCGTACCATACTTTAAGACGTTCTTAGCAACTGTTTTCTCTGAGATCGGTTTACGAATCAGAATCCAATGCTCACTGGCCGGTTTTAGAGCGGTGCCGTAGCCTTGCCATTTTTTGGCGGATTCGGTTGCGGGGGCGGTGATAGCGACAACATCATGCGCTTTACCGCCATCCATATTTATATCGTTGCCAAGCGAACTAGCCGGGTTCTTGTGGTATCCAACAACTTCGCGTTTAGCTTTAGCCGCCTTATCAATCGCCTTTGAGATATCCATCGACTTTGGAAAGCCTGAACCAAATAGATGCGTCACCACGTCCCGAATCTCAAACCCAGCATTCTCTAATGCTGTTGCCGTCCAATGCGACGTTCTCGGAATCGCCCACACTAAGCCATGCGCTCCAGGTTTCAACACGCGGTAGCACTCACGCATAACGTCAGTGAGCCACTTAATCCATTCATCCCTACCGCCTTTGTGGTGGTCCCATTCTTTACCCATGAACGAAATGCCAGCGGGCGGATCCGTAACGAGTGAGTCAATCGAATCAGAATCAAGCTCTTTCAGTTTTTCCAGACAATCGCCGCCTAATATCATCTCGAATCTTCCTAATTCAAAAGCTTTTGAGGGATTAATCGGGCTTTTGTTCGCGTGCCGCCCTGCAAAGTTCCGCGATGTTGTCAGGAGTCAGCGGGATCGATTTGTTGTCTTCGCCAGTGGCTAGAAGGCTTAGATGCTTTGAGAGCATTTCAATTGCCCGCATCTTATCATAAAATTTGACCTTCATTTGCACTTTTTTTCCGCCCGGACCATGGGTCGTGGTCGAGTTGATTTCCGAGATACAAGCCGCCGTGTCGTCGTCGATCTCGTCTGAGGAGGTAAATATAACTTCATCAGCGGACCATTTGGCCGCTCGCCTCATATCAGCGAAGGCAATTCTTGCGATCTCTTTTAAAACCTTGTCTGTGGATATCTCAGTTCTTACCTGTAATCTCGCACGCTTAGCCTCAATTGCGTCTTTAATCCTAGCAATTGCTAATAGCTGCGTGCCCCGTACCGAAGCGCCTTTGATGCTATAGCCAGCCCGGATAGCTGCCTGAGTTGCGTTGAGGTCAATTAGGTATTCATCAACGAATCTTTGTTGCTGGGGACTAAGAATTTCTTCGGTAGGCTTCTCGGCCATCTCAGAACCTTTAATTAGTGGAAAATGTTATTAATTCGCTAACACTGATAATAGTTTTCCACAACTACAAAATCTTATCTAGTGTTGGCTGAGATTAGATGAATCGTTTTGTTGCGACTGCGCTAGAGCTTGCTGCCTTGTAGGCTTGTTCGAGGGACTGTACCTTGTTTTGTAGCTCTTGATTGGCAAGCATCGAAGAGTTGTGCAATTCGGAGAGCTTGGCCATTGATTCCGTTAGTTTTTCTTCGGCCTCTTTCATTCGACGCTGCGCCGCCGCCCGCTCGCGCATGTCCCAGACAATAAGACCGCCCAGAAATCCGATCATCATTAATGCGAGATTTTCCATAGTTCAGATCTTATGCCGAAGAGTTGTGAGTTTTTCAACCAGATCTAGGTTATCGGCCAAAATTTGACGCATCGCCAGGATCGCTTTAGGCCGCCGCTCGTCCGTGAGCGATTTGATCCAATCCATGGATCCGCGGATTGCGTTGTATAAATTTTCATCAGTGGGATGTTCTTTGAGCCGCTGAAGGATAAGTTGGCCTAGCCTGCCTGACATCGCCTAATCTCGTTTATAGTGCGTTTTGTTCTAAAATGACACGTCTATCGTCCAATATCTTTCCGCTTATCATTTTCGATTTTAGCTTATCAGATTTGACCATGGAAGTACCCGCTAGGAAAATCCCTCCCAGCGGGCTTATCGAGTTACACGGTTGCCGTATCCAAGCGACAACGAGTCCATATATATGATGGCTATTCGACAAACACAAGCCGTCGTACGACAGAATCCCACTTCCTATATATTTCAATTTTTGCCTATTTATTAGACAGATTTCACAAGGTTTGTGCATAGGGCGTCGTAGGGTCGTAGGATTATGGGTTAATATTATGAAA